GCCGAGGCCGCGGTGAAGCTGGTCACCGGCGCCGTCATGAAACCCGCCGAGGCCAGGCCCATGTTCAACCTGCCGCCGGCCGGACCCGAGGCCGACAAGCTGTACGCCAACCAGGCCACGCAGCCGCTCGGGACGCCCGTGGCCGGCGCACTGCCGCCCGGCGGCGCACCGGCCGCCCTGCCGCCGGCCAAGGAGCCGCTCGCCATCGAGGGCCCGCGGCCGGACGCCGTGCGCGCCGAGCGCTCCATGATGGGCGTCATCGGCGCCAAGGCCGCGACCGTCGCCAAGGCCGCGCTCGTCGACGAGCACGCCCGGCAGCTGCGCGCACTGTTCGGCCGGCAGCGCGAGGAGGCGCTGGCGGCGAACGCCCGCAAGGCCCTGTTCAACGCCCAAAGCTGGGACGGCGCACTCGGGGACCTGCTGACCGGACTGGCGACCGCCACGTCCAAGGTCCTGGGTGCCCAGACCGCGAGCTCCCTGGGCGGCGCGTTCGACGTCACCGCCATGGCCGAATGGATCAAGGAGAACGCCTCGGCGTCGGCGATGCGGATCAACACCACGACCCTGGACCAGCTCGCCGCCGCCCTGGAGGACTCCGACGACCCGGCCGCGTCCATCGCTCACATCTACGACGTCCTGATGGGCTCGCGCACCGACCAGATCGCCAGGACGCGGGTCACGGCCGTCGGCGGCTACGCCTCGCGCACCGCGGCCGGCCAGTCCGGCGCGAAGACCAAGACCTGGGTCACCGGGCCGAACCCGCGGGCCGACCACGGCGCCCTGGCCGGCGAGACGGTCCCGCTCGGCAAGCCCTTCAGCAACGGCATGCAGGGCCCCGGCGACCCGTCCGGCGGCGCCGCCGAGGTCGCCGGCTGCAACTGCGACCTGCTCTTCCAGTAGATAGGAGCCCGACGTGACAACCACTGTCGTCCGCAAGGACGTCATTGCCCAGATCGAGCTCGGCGAGGACGACGAGGACTCGCCGAACGGCTCCTTCCACATCATCCTGTCCGACGCCACGAAGGACCGCGACGGCGAGATCCTGCTGCCCGAGCAGTGGGAGCAGCCGCTGCCGGACCACATCACGATGGACGCCGACCACGGGATGTCCGTGGCCACGACCGTCGGGTCCGGCACGCCGACGATCGAGGACGGCAAGATGCACGTCCGCGGGACTTTCTCCTCGATTCCGCGCGCGCAGGAGGTCCGGACGCTGGTCGGCGAGGGCCATATCCGCACGACCAGCGTGGCGTTCCTGCGCAAGACGGCCACCGACGAGAAAGGCGCCAAGCAGACCAGCCTCGAGCTGCTCAATGGCGCGTTCGTCGCGGTACCGGCCAACCCGAACGCCAAGGTGCTCTCCAGTAAGGACCTGAAGGAAGGCCGCCGGAACAACGCCGGCGACGCCAAGGCGATCCAGGCCATCCACGACCACACCGCCGATCTCGGCGCCATGTGCGCCGGCGGCAAGGCCGTCCGCAAGGACGCCGACACCGAGCAGGCCGACGACCCCGGCGCCCTCGCCCAAGGCGTCGACGCCGCCATCGACCAGGCGATCGACCTTCTCGCCGGCGTCGACCCCACCACACTTCCCGAGCCCGTACAGCAGGCCATCGCACTCATCCAGAGCGCCGATGCCACCGTGGACGCCCTGCTGGCCGCACTCGGGGTAGCCGATCCGGACGACGACGACAGCTCGACCGCCGACGCCGCCGACGCCGCCAAGGCCGCGTCCGCCGCTTCCGCCGCCGACCTCGAAGCCCTGCCCGATCGCCTCGCCGCCCTGCGCGAACGCGCGCTCGGCGCCCTCAGCGATATCTACGCCAAGACAGGAGCCTGACATGCCAACGCTGTTGGAGGCCCGGGAGACAGTCAAGAAGCTGTCCCTGCAGGCCATGGAGGTCGTCAAGAGCCAGGTGATGACCACGCAGGAGCAGTTCGACTCGATCACCGCGATCACCAAGGATCTCGAGATCGCTCAGAAGGACGTCGCGAACCTGGAGTTCGTCGAGGAGAAGCGCGCGGAGTTCCTCAAGGTCGGCAACGAGGACCTGGCCGTCCGCGCCGAGGAGCAGGGCCGCGCGACCCTCAAGTCACTCGGTCAGCAGTTCGTCGCCTCCGAGAACTACAAGTCCCTGATCAAGCGCGGACTGCGCGGAGGGGACTGGAACTCCGGCCAGATCGAGCTCAAGACGCTCCTGAGCGAGGGCACGGTCGGCAGCCCGGGCCCGGGTTTCGCCCCGGTCGGCATCCCGACCCGCGTGCCCGGCGTCGTCGACATCCGGCTGCAGCCGCTGGTCGTCGCCGATCTCATGCCCTCGGGTACCACCTCGACGCCGCTGATCCGGTACATGGTCGAGTCCGCGATCACCAACGCCGCGGCGACCACCGCGGAAGGCGCGCTGGCTCCGGAGTCGGCGCTGACGTTCACGTCGGTCGACGAGACGCTGCACGAGATCACCACGTTCCTGCCGGTCACCGACCTGATGCTGGAGGACTGGGAGCAGCTGCAGTCCTACATCGACGGCCGGCTGCGGCTGTTCGTGCAGCTCGCCGAGCAGGCCGAGCTCCTGACCGGCTCCGGTTCCGGGACCCACCTGACCGGGCTGCTCAACCGCTCCGGTCTCGCGCCGGCGGTCCCCAAGGGCGGTCAGGTCGGCCCGCCGGCGTTCCCGGTGTCCGACAACGACATGGACGCGATCTACCGGCAGATGACTCAGATCCGGGTCACCGCGTTCATGGAGCCGGACTCCGTCGTCATCGACCCGGTGGCCTGGCAGACGGTCCTGCTGTCGAAGAACGGCCAGGGGCAGTACTACGCCAACGGGCCGTTCGCGTCGGCGGAGAACCCGATGCTGTGGGGCAAGAAGGTGTGCGTCACCCCGGCGATGACCGCCGGTACGGCCCTGGTCGGGGCGTTCGCTCAGGCGGCGCAGGTCTGGCGCAAGGGCGGCCTGACCGTCGAGGCATCCAACAGCCACGCGGACTTCTTCCAGCGGCGCCAGACGGCGATCCGTGCCGAGGAGCGCGTCGGCCTGGCCGTCTACCGGCCTGGCGCGTTCGGCACCGTCACCGGCCTGTGAGACCCGGGGGTGCGGCGGCCGGCCAAGCGCCTGTGCCGCACCCCCGCCCACCCACCACCGAGAGGCACCCATGTCCGAGCAGACACCGGCACCGGACGCCGTCACCCCGCTGTACGGCGCCCCGGTCGTCGACGAGGACCCGGCGATCACCGTCGTCGCGTCCTGGCACAACGCGCCGCCCACCGGCGAAGTGGAGGCGCCGCCGGTCCAGGAGGTCCGCGCCTGGGAGGAGAACGAGGACGGCACGGTCGTCGCCAAGGTCCTGGCGCCGCCGGCCCGCCCGACCGCCAAGGCCGGCCCGAAGGCCGAGGCCAAGACCGAGCCCAAGACCAAGGGCTGAGCCATGGCCTACGCCACGCCGGCCGACCTCGCCTCGTTCATGCAGGTGCCGTCGGTCGACACGGCGTCGGCGAACCTGTTCCTGCAGGGTGCCACCGACGCCATCGAGGGTGAGATCGGCCAGAGCCTCGGACAGCAGGACGTCGTCGACCTCCTGCTCGACGGGCCGGTCATGGGCTCAGCCCAGCTGATCCTGCCCGGCTTCCCGGTCACGGCCGTGGCCTCGATCGAGGTCCTGCAGCGCGACGGCACCTGGCGCCTGCTAGCCGACGGCGCCGACTACACCTGGTCGGCCGACGGCATCGTCACCCGCGTCTGGTCGACCGCCGACCCACAGGGCCCGACCGCGCCGGCCTGGCCGACCCGACCGCAGTCGATCCGCACGTCGTACAGCCGCGGCGAGGGACAGCTCCCGTCCGCGGCCAAGACGGCGTGCCTGATGATCGCCTCGCGGATGATGGTCAACCCGTCCGGGCTGCAGGCCGAACGCATCGGCAATATGGATCTGCGCTACGGCGCGAAGGGCGGAACCCTCGAGCTCTCGCCGGCGGAACTCCGGATGATCGGCCGTCTGTCCGACATCGTCATCGCCTAACCGAGGAGGTCCGCGGTGACGATCGCGTTCGACTCCTCAGGCTCGGCCGTCGGCAACGGCATCACCACCCTCACGATCGACATCACCTCGGCCGCGGTCAGCGCGACCTGCTACTGCTGGGTCTTCAACGGGTCGCCCGAGACGTCGGTG